AAGACCAAACGCCTGGACGGACACCGCCGCGCAGAGCAGATCAAAGAAAGGTTGAAATTCTGAAAATGTCATGATTTAGACCAACGCGGCTCCGTGTCATTCCAGACGTCAAGCGCCGACGCCACAGGCGCGGGGGAACGTGGAGTAAGCACCGCAATGAAATCGCGCCGGAAGTTGTCGAAGGGCACGCAAGACAATGCCTCCCGGCACTCGTGACACCGCGAAAGCGGGCTCAAGAATTTCCCCTGTGGCTTGCAGTACAAAGCCTTTCGCTCTACGAAGGACTTCATCCACTCCGTATGTAAGCTTGACCCATTCGGGAAGGTTGAACCAGCGCCTGACATTTTTGCCAATTTGATTAAGTCCACCGATGCCATATAAACGCAAGCCTTTCGGAAAAATAGTTAATTCACCAAGTTTTGAGAGGTATTTCATAAGGTAACCAACGCCCGATTTAGCAATCTCGGTGTTCGTCATCCCATGCGGCCAGAAGGCAGGACGCTCCCCGCCTTTGGCTTTACGGGTTGCCCGGTCCCAATGAGGCATACGCAAGCCCACCGGCAGCCAAGCAAGCAGGTGGTAATGCACCGCGCCCCGGTTCTGCAGCTCAGCCACCCACGTGTACCGGCAAGCGACTCCTTTTTGCTGGCACCAGTTGCGGAACGCTTGCATAGCTTGAGCGATGTGCTTTGCAGTCCAATCGCTAACGCCCTTGTAAGTCAACGTGACGAACCAAGGCACCGCAGGACGCGAGCCATTCTCTGCAAGGCCATGCAAATGGCCCGAGGCCCACACAGACCGTTTTAACCGCTTAATTCTGCGCTCTGCACACTCAGGAGCAGAGAGATTTATAACCAAATCAAGATTTGTTTTAGATGGGACAAGCCCCGCCGCTGCGCGGCGCTCGGGGGCGCTAACGCACCCCGTCGACCGCGCCTCAGCGCGCACCAAATCGGCTTTAATAGCGGCTTCCACCACGCGCCTATTGATGCCAAGCACCTCGTCCGACAAACGCGGAAACTTAGCAAGCTGTGCGGCTGTATGGCTCATTGCACCACCGCCGAACGCGCCAGGTCAACGAGCCACAACGCCAAAGGCATCGGCGTAACCTCACGCGCAGCTTGTGACATGTTTTCAACCGACTGCACCATAACGGGCGGCTGATACTGCGGCAGCACCGGCACCGCGCCCACCACATAGAAACAGGTTTCCTTTGGCGCTTTATGTCCCCACCAGGACTGATAGACAGGAATCAGCACCCCGCCGTGATCGTCCCGCATACCGTACCCGAGGCACCCTGCAGAAGACCACAAACGCGAAGTTTTCGGATGCTCAACAACGCCGCCGAATTTGCGAACCATCGCCATTGACCAAATAGCGAGGTCAAGCTCTCCGGGTTTTGTCTTGGCAAAGTGCGACAGCTTGCCCCAACCCCGACAAGGAGGGTGAAACACGCCAGGACAACCACCGGCCCATGTCAACGCATTGCGCGATTCATCAAAGCAATCGACGCCAGGTATCGCCTTGTAATGGCTAGTCTTGCGAACGAACAAGGCCGCGATCATTTAGCCGCCCTGCCAATCTGAACCGTGAACGCATCCGGCCAAACGAGAACGAACTCAGGAAGCCGCCACGCTTTCACGTACACATCGAACACGCGAACGTCAACAAAGACGCGCAGCTTACCGCAAGGCAGACGAGCGGACCAACTCATACGAGCGACCCACGAACACCGACCATCATCAAACGCGGCCCGAGCAATCGACGCATTGAAGGCCAAGCCCCCAACGAAACAACCACATTACTCAGACCACGCCCCGACCGACGCACGTAACAAATATAAACGCAAGCATTCATAGTGACATGCCCCCAATCGGAATGGACGAAGCACCTAGAAACTCGATTTCGGCATCAAGCTGTACGCCCTCAGAACGCCGAACACGTAAGACCATCTCTTGAATGTCGGACATGACTTCGAACTCGGACGCAGCGACACCACGCGCACACATGGCGAGAACCGCCAAGCGCGCCACGTGTCCAACCTGTTCCATGTCATCAAAATTAAGCGGCATTCGGGTTTCCCCTTAAGCAGCTTTGGACGTGATCGGCACCAACCGCGGCCGCATTTCCATGTGGCCATCACGCCCGACAAACACCGCCGAAGGGGAAAGCATGTACTCGCCGCGAAGGTACGGCGACTGATCGTCATCAAGGTTGAACTCGAATTTGTCAGGGAATTGACCGACAACGCCCGCCTTGTCAACGGTGAACGCATAGCCGGTCTGAATCCGCATGTGGTACGGTTTTTGAGAAACTTTTGCGAGTCCCTTAAGTTCTTTAACTTCCGGTGAAGTTATAACGATTTTGATCATTTGGTGCCTTTCGGTATGATGCGGTTTAGGCAACGTGCTAAACCAGACAACGGAACGGATCGTACCAGATAAGAGAACGTTCTTTCATTGATCTAGGACAAACAAAATGCGCAGACAGAAATTGGTCAATCTGATAGACGCCGCGAAACTCGCAACCGGCAGCGACTACAAGACCGCGCAACAGATGCACGTGAGCCGGTTCACCTTGAGTGACTGGCGACGAGGCACCAAGCACATGCCCGCCGTAGACGCTGCACTCATGGCGCACATTGCCGGGTTAAACGCAGTTGAATGGGGTTTGAAAGCGCTGATTAGCTTGCACGAGGGAACGCAGAAGGGCGAGGATGTGAAAGCCGCGATAGAACACGCTCAGAAAGCACTTGCAGCGCACCAGCACAGCACCGCCAGGACAAAGGTTGCGGTTCAAAAGAGTGTTAACGCCGCGCTAGTGAAACGGTAATACCGTACCGCTTCGCTACATGCTGACGCATAAAACCGGGGAGTGGTTCAGGCCGGGCTCACGCTAGTCGCTACCCGGCCCGAACTCGGAACAGCCTTGTTTATCAGGTAACAAGCTTGTGAATATCGTTGAATGAAAGAGATGCGACGATCCACCGGCAGACGCTTAGCAAGTAGGGCAGCACGAACGGCCACGGGATCACGAACCAAAGGAACGCGAACAGACACCCGAGGCGCAGGAACGGCCACAGAACGACCAAGCAGGCCATTAAAGAGATCGAGCCACCACGGAGCCGCCTTCTGTGCCTCAAAGCGCCCCTTGATGTGCCACGGCGAGAGAACCGAGTGAGTGCCATGCGGATAATTCTCCAAAAACACTTGGCGAGTGTCATAGCAAGGCTCAACGTCCTTGCCGGTGAAAACGGCCCGATTGCAGATCATGTCCTGCGGGTTTACGCCGATCCTGAACACGGCAGCATGAAAGCGAGGCAGGAAGGCAGCGCGCTCACCAAACAGCGCACCGAGAATCGAGCCAAAGAATGGGATTTTGACTTTGGCAAAGCTGGTATGCCGCACTGTTTGCTCAATAAACGATTCACGCAACTGTTTGTCGACCTGTACGACGTTTTGCATGATGTACCAAGTATCAAACCCATGTTTACGCGCATGCGCGAAATAGTCCAATACGGCAGCGCGATCCTTGTCAGCAAATGTCCGGGTATTCAACCACGTGCCCATCTCGTCAAGCACCAACGCGCCGTTTAAATCCTCGTCATAACTGTCAGGGTTCCCATGACCAGCCGCCAGAAGATCGAAAGACTTTGGTTTGTCAGGGATGCGAACGTAAGTCACTTTGGATTGACTTCCAAACATCGGTTCAATGTTCAGATCGAGATTGGTCGCTACCAGACGTTTTTTCTTGAGATAGCGATCCCGAATCAGAATCACGGCATGCTTACTCTTGCCGGTTCCCTTTTTGCCGGTCAGCGCATAGTCTGTCATGACCGCAGAGGCGCACAGCTCAGGCAAGGCCAAGAACGATCACCCCACGCATCCACGTGCGGAACCACTGTACACGCCACCAAGAGAAGGCTAAGCGCCAAAATGAAGCAGCGCATCTTTTTGAAATCCATAAATGCCAGTTGCGATCCAGACGCCGCCAATGCACGAAATAACAGCGCCCGCATTGGCCGGAATGAACATACCCACACCCATGAAAAAATAGGCCAACCAGCCACCACCGCCACCACCGCCACCACCGCCGCCCGACAGCAGACCGCCCACCATGCCGTACAAAGAATTGGCGCAAACATAGACACTGGCCAACAACGCTGTATAGATCGTGAGCCAAGCGGTGTATCCGGCGAGCTTTAGCGCTAATTTTGCGCTCATGAACTGCGCGAAGCCGGTAAACAACGCCGTGAAAAGAGAACCGAGGAAAGTAGCGAAAACTGGCATGTATTACCTCACCTGACGAACCATGCGAACGACCAGAAACAGACCGGCCAACGCCCACAAATAAGCCATAATCGCCCGAACCCCATTAACCACTGAACAGGGATCAATCGACCCCATATCACGCGGCAAGGTGTAGGGCGAACACTCGACCACCGGCGGCGCGGAAAAGAACGCGCTCCACCCGGTAAAGAAACCTTTATCACTGTTCCCGGCCATGGTCGACTGATTACCCTGCCCAACAGCCAAGAAATCCTCCGACTTCGATTTGTGTATGTCAGACGAGACCGTACCCGGTGTACCGGACTCATCAATCTTGACAACGCCGCCGGAACTATTACCCGAACCGCTGGAGGTTCCCTGCGCCCCAAACCCCGCGCCGGTGATCGCCAATCCCGCCCCGCCGTTGGCCGGATCACCATTACCCAAGGTTGAGCCAATAGTCGAAACCGTACTGTTTGCTACCTTTGTCCCATCACTGGCATAAGCGGTAGTTACCGCAACGTCCGCGGTAGTTGTCTTGCCTTGAAACGTCACTACCGGCACCTGACGCGCATCCGTCATGCTCAGCGAACCATCGGTAAACAACCTGGCAACGACTGACGCCTTTGTAAGGTAATCCGTATCTGACGCGGTAGTTGCCCGATACGTAAAACCACCGTCGCTTATGACCGCCACAACAGGCGCAGCGACACTCCCCGTAGAGTGCGCCTGATAGGTGTATTCACCGGCCACGCTCCCCGCCATCCAGCCACCCGCAGACGATGCACCACCGGAAAACGTACCACCACCAGCCGGAACAAACTGACCATCGAGATTGACGCCGATAGCACCCATGCTCCCGCTCGATCCCGCCGTGTTTGACGCAGAAGGCGACAAACTCACCGCCAAAGGCGAACCCGCCGACGAAAACGCATTTGTTGACGTAGTTGGCGCATTGAACAACAGAGGCGCAGCAATCAAACCAGACGCCACAGCAGCACTACCAAGCGCCACCACCGTCAAGAGCGGGACCGCCATGACCGCACCCAACCCCGCCAACATACCAAGGGCCACGGCAGAAGCAGCGAACACAAGACCATTACCGCCAGGAGGAATAGGCGCTGTGGCCCCATTAGGCGAACCCGCCCGAACGATACAAGCCGCAGGAGTACCCGACTGCACAAAGCCAGAATTG